TAAACGTCGCTGGCAAGCGTTTGCTCGGCATTGTCCGCGTCGTAATAGGTGATCGACGTGATCTGCTGCACAGGCGGCGGCGTCAGATCGAAATGACCAGATGCCGGAAACGCTGGCATGACCGTGCGCCACCGCTGCGTCACCAAGGCCCGGCCCAACTCGCCCCATTGCGCGTCAACCATATCGGTCGCCGCCTGGACGTAGGCCGTCAGGAGATCGTCGTCGTCGACAAAGTCCACGCGGCAATGCGCCTTGACTTCATCCAGCGACAGAAGCGGCACAGACGGCCCGCTGACAAGCGTCGAAAACGTGCCATCCGGGGTGTGGTGACTTTGGCCGTGACCGTGGCCCATTTACTTGTTCTCCGGCGGCTTCATGGCCTTGCGCTTGGGCGCGGGGCTTTCCAGCGCACCAAGCTGTTCGGCAACCTCAGCCACGCGGCCTTCGACTTCCTCGCCAGCCTCGAAGGTGCGCGGGTAAACCTCGCCCGGCGGAACGGCTGTGATGCTTTTCGTCAGTTTCGGCATGTGATCCTCCATAGGCTCAGGATGGGGGCCGGGCGAACCCGGCCCCGCACCAGAGCTTACGATGCTGCGACCTTGAGAAGCTTGATCGCGTTGGTGTCCTTGAGAATGCCACCAACCCGCTTGAACATGATGTAGCGGATGTAGCCAGGCTTCGTGACGTTGTCGCGCACGATGCCCATGCCGACGCGATCCGCGATCAGGTAGCCGCGATTGAAATCACCAAACGCAACCGCGTGAGCATCTGCCGCAATGTCGGGCATGTCCTCCGCGATGGTGATCGGGTAACCCTTCATCGTGGCAGGGTCGCCAGCCGAAACAGCCGATTGCAGCAGATACTGCCCGTCGCTGTCCTTGACCTTGGCAAACGCCGCCATCGTCAGGCTGTTCATCACCCATCGCGCCGACGCCCGATAGCCCGACTTGAGCGTGTAGATGATGTCGATCATCTCATCGAACGGATTGCCCGAAAGCGCGGCAGCTTCGCCCGTGGGCACGTATTGCAACGCGCCGAAAGCCCGAGAAGCGTCAGCAGTCGCAACAGGCGTCCCGGCGAGGAAGCCGGTCGGCTTGTTGGTGCCATTGCCCGACACGAACGCCGTGCCCTCGGCAATGGCGAACTGCTCAACCGCGCTATCGCGCAGCCAGGCCTCCACGTCGAAGAACAGATCCTCAAGCGAGTGCCGCGTGGCCTCCGGCTTGGCCGCAATCTCGCCAAAAGTCGGCGCGACTTCGCCCAGGTCCGGCGTGTTGGTCTGCGAACGGCTGTCCGTCTCGCCAACCCACTCGGTGCCGAAGCCGTTGAGGTTCACCAGCTCCTTGTAGTCTGGCGTGCCGACCGAGACGACGCGGGCGATCTGCCGAATGGGTGAGATGTCCTGCACCTGCTTGGCGATGTCGGCCGCGATCACTTCGGGAAGCGCGTAGCCACCAGACGCCGCCGTGCTGGTGCGAGTGTCGGTCGCCTTGCGCGACAGCTCGTAAAGATCGCCAGCAGCCTTGTGGTCGTCAGGCGAGCGCAGGAACTGGAAAAACGCTGACTTGTATTCGTCGGCGGCCTGTTCAGACGTTGCAGCGCCGGGACGGCCCATCTTCGTCTCGAACTCGTCCATCCGCTCCTGGATCGACGCCAGCTTCATTTCGGCTTCCTGCTTGGCGCTGAGCGTATTCGCCAAGTCCGTTTCCATCTTGGCGAGCTTTTCCTTGGCAAGCGCGTCATCGCCCTTCACAGCGTCCACGTCGGCGCGCAGCGCCTCAATGGTCTTGTTGCCCTCCTCGATGAGGGACTTGATTTCGTCATGTTCAGCCATCGGTTGTCTCCTTGATTGGCTTTACTTGATGCGCGCGGCCAACAGGTCGCGCAGTTCGGAAAGCCGATCATCGCCAGCGTCGTGCATGGCCTTGACGGCATCGAGCCCACCACGCAGAAGCGCGCGGGCAACTGAACGGGAAAACCCAGCGTTTTGCGTAAGCATCCGTTCAAATTCGGGGCGGTCCATTTCAGCCGCCTTGATCGCATCGACGCGGGCACTCTGAAGCATCGGGAAAGTGACAAGCGACACTTCCCAAAGTTCCAGCGCCTTGAGCAACCGCGCGCCGTCCGTGGCGCGATCCGCGTTGATCGCTCGGTATCCAATGGACATGCCGTCGATCGCGCCTGCCTCGATGAGCGCGCGCGCTTCGCGGCCCTTTTCCACCGTGTCCAGAATGCGACCGCGCACATAAAGGCCGGTTTCATCCTCGGCAGCTTCTTCCCACATGCCGATTGGCTGCGACGGGTCGTGCTGCCAAAGCATCTTCGGCATCCGGCCTTTCAGGCTTTCCTCGTAAGCACCCTTCACGACCACATCGCCGCCCTTATCCATTTCGCCAAAGCGGCTGGCATAGCCTTCAATGCGGCCTTCGCTGTCGGCTTTGACCTCCAGGGCGATAGCCTTCGTCTCGCGCAGTTGCGCGTTGTCTTTGACCTGCATGTGTTCTGCCTCTTATTCTGCCGGGTCGCCTGGCGTGCTTGCCGCCTCGTCCTGCATCATCGCGCCCTGCGGCACGGTATCCGCCCACGGCTCCGCGACCGCGTTCATGTCCCGCTCTGCGCGGATCTCGTTGACCGTCATCCAGCCCGGCTGGCCACCGCTGCCCAGCGCCTTGGTGTAGTATTCCGCCTGATCTGCGAAGTCGCCGCGCAGCAGTCCGCGTTCGTCAAGATCAACGCGCATATCGGTGCGGTTGCCCAAAATGTCGCGATTCATCACGTCTTCAAAGCGACGCATCCACGGGCCAAGCGTGTGCACGACGTGGTTGCGAAAATGCTGTTCCGCGCTGGCAAAGGTCGTGCTGTTGTTCGAGTGCATCAGCATGATCGGATGCACCCGGAACGCCCGCGCGACTTCTTCGACTTGGTGCCGCCTGCTTTCCAGCGTTTGCGCGTCGACGCTGGTCATGGTCATGCTCATGAATTTGGCCGACCCGTCCAGCACGGCGACGCCCCCTTCACCGTTTGGGCCAAACCGCTCTTGCCACAGCTCGCGCAGCTTGTCGCGCCGCTCGGGCGATAGCGTCTCTTCAAACGACAGCACGCCCGAGGGCTTGCCGCCATTGCCCGCCAGCCGCGCCTGCTGCTTTTCCAGCGCCTGCGACAGTCCGATAGCCTCGCGTGCCGCCGACAGCGCGGGCAGCGCCTTGAACCCGTCCAGCGATGGGCCGCGCAAGTAGACGCACTGCGACGGCAGGAAGTCGCCGCTCGTGCCATTGGCATAGCTGACCCGAAAGAAATGATCCCAGCCGTCAACGGGCTTTTCAAGCGACCATGTGCCCATCGGGATCGGCAGGATTTCCGTCACTTTGCCGTTGCTCAGCGTGTTCTTGATGCCGAGAAAGCCGCGATCCAGCAACGCGGCCGTCATCGCGTATTCGCGAAATTCAAAGGACGTTTGCCAGCCGTTCGGCGCTTTTGCCAGCAGCCGATGCGCCCAATGGTCCCGCGCTGTCGTGCGCGTCACCTTGTCGCTGTTAAAATCCTCATTAACCACCCGCACCGGCATTTGCGCGATGCCTTCAGCAAGAACCTTGACGGCACATGCAACCGCCGAAACCTGGACGGCTGTATTTGCGCTGACGGCCACGCCCGACGCGGTCCCGTAGCGGACAAAACCTGCAATATCGGCCAACTGGTCAAGCGGCACCTTCTGGGCTGATTTTCGCTTGAGCCAATTAAACATCAAAGCACCACCAAGTCGTTTGTCTCAAGATAGGATGGATCTCCGCCGACATCCCCATCAACCGCCGCCCCCACAGCCATCGCCGCCGCAACCGCCAAGTCGATCCGCGCCATGGCGCGCTGTTTTTCAAACCGCCGAAGCCCTGCTGGGCTCATCCAGAACGTGCTGGACGCCACCGCCGATCGCAGCGCCGGGTTAATTGCAATGCGAAGCCTGCCCTCTAGAAGCAGTTTTTCGAATTCGTTGATGCTGTCCGGCATCCAGAGCGGCGAATCCTTGCGTCGGTTCGTGCCCTGCGGATGCTCGATCAGGGGCAGCGTCACCCCCATCTCGTCAAGCGTCACTTCGAAATTGCGGATCAGCCAGCGGTCATAAGCAACCGCTGCAACCTCGAACCGCGCTGCCATATCCACCAGATCGGCCGCCACCTGGTCGAACCGAACCACCTTGCCCGGTGTGGCCGTCAGGTGCCCTTGGTCAACCCACACGTCATACGGTGCCTTGTCCTCGCGCACCCGCGCTTGCAACGTGTCTGCGGGCGTATAGCCATGCGCGAACATGGCGAATTT